CCTTTTTCTTTTCTATCACGCGGTATGAACTTTTTATATTCGTAATCGTCTTTGCTAGTGCCAGGACCTACTTTGTGTGGATTTTTGTTGAAGCCAGCTTTTGGTGGAAGATTACCTTCTCCTAATGGCTTCTCTAATACTTTTTCCATTGGGCTTTTTTCAATACCTAATCCTGCTCCGCCACCGATACCAGCACTGCCACCGCCTAAGCCAGTGCTACTCGTTTCACTTACACCTTGTTGTTTCAGTGCTTTAGCAAGTGCCATCAATGCATTATAAAATTGTTCTGTACGGTATGCGGCTTTTAGAAATTCACCTTTCTGTATACTATCGTTGAAATCTTTACTTAATTCTTGCACATGACGCTTTAACATGTCAAGTGGCATAGTACCGTAACCGGGTACTTGTACTTCCGGCTGTGTTTTAGTTATATCTTGTTCGCTCGTAAGACCCTTAATAATACTGCTCATACCTTATTTTATTCCGTTCAATTAAGTATTTATATCATTCTAGTGATATAATTAGATTTGGTCATAAACATCTTAAAGTTGTGTTCTACTATCGGTAAACAGCGGTTTTTAAAATCCTGTAATTGGTGCTCATTAAAATTACAAATACGCACCATTTCGTTTAATATTTTCCCCATGCGTGTGGCGGAATCCGGCTCTGTATCATAACTCTCATCAATTATACCGTGAAAGGTTTTATACCCTAATTTTCTTAAATTTCTTAAAAATCCTCGCGTAGAAACCATAATAAATGGATGTTTATAAAACATCGCTTTAAATGTTTTTTCAGTGCAATGAAACATAGATTCTGAATGCCACCAAGTTTCGGTGATAAGACTAAGATATGTGTCTTGGTGATATTTGAATAATAGTCTTGTATTAAATGCTGGCCATCTACTAGCTTCATTAGTCAAATCTAACACTAAGGGTAATTCTCTTACAAAATGCTTTTGATTATGTCCTACGTTAAAAACATTAGAAATATAGTTTAAATCGTTTTCCCAGCGACTTTCGTCCTTATACTTTGTAAAACTTACATATCCCTGATCTAATAATCCTTTGTCTTTTAATCCTAATACTGTAGCGATTCTATGATCTCTTTGTGTAAAATTTAAATTAATAAATTTTTTAGCATGATTTGATTTTAGTAATGGACTTGAAATATTAGGCAGAGTATTTTGCGAAAAGTTAAATTGTTTAATGAAATGCTGTTTCGTCATTTTTTCAACTGAATTAAAATATTCATAATTAATAGGGAGCTTACTTGAAAAGATAGCTTTGTTTAAAATATATTGTTTAAAATCTTCACCGCCCGGTTGTATTATTAAAATTTGAGTTTCTGGCCAACCGTGTTTGATAATAGCGCGATAAATTGCATCAACTAATTCGGGATGTGATTCTAAATAAAATTCAAATCCTATCATCAGTTTTTTATCTAGCATTTTCCTAATTACATCATCTGGAATTAAATTAGCTAAATCAAAATCTTTCGGTAAATTAGGCGTTATAGAAATAAAATAAACATTAAAATTATTACAATAATATGAGTCTTGGGCAGAAGTAGTATAAAGAGATTTACCAATCGGTACTACCTTTACAGTACCATTTGAATACTGCCTATATTCTTCATTTATAATCATAAAAAAAGATTAACACTTATGTGTTAATTAGCTTTTATCTTTTTTACTTTTAGTAGCAACGTTTTTTGCCTTACCGCGACGTTCTGGATTAGGATCTTCTCTACGCTTGCGTGCTGCGGCGCTAGCACGTTTCTTCTTGCCTAAACTATGTGCTTTGCTTTGTGGTAAACATTTTGGTTTACCTTCACTCTTGCTACCTCTAGCACATGGCCCACGAATCTTTCCATCTGGTCCAAAACGTACCCACTTTTCTTTGAACCACTTACGTAAATCTTCTTCTAATTCTTGTTCAGATACAGGCACACAATTTGGAACCATACGACCACCCTTAGACTTCATGCCTTTTTGTGTGTATCCTTTCCAACAGGCTTCTAGTATCTGACGATATCTCATTTTTTACTCTTACTGCCCCAGTTCTTAGCACCTTTCTTGCGACACTTGACTAATGCGCCACTGGCATATGCTGATGGCCATACTTTGTAACGGCTTTTGACTTTATAATAGCAAGCATCTTTCTTTTCATTCATCAACTCTTCGCTTACCATTTCACCGCCACAACTTGGGCATTTATGCTTCTTACTTTCATTTTTCTCTAATTCTTTTGCTCTGCGATCACTAGCTGGCATCTCTTGATCTTGTTTTCTTTGAAGTTCAGCAGCACGTATGTCTGAAGCAGGAACTTGATCTTGGGCTCCTATTTTTTGCAGCAAAGAAGCAACGGCTGGTCTTTCTTTTGCTAAGTCTGCTACTGATTTTGTAGTGTCGGTATGTGCCTTCGCACCCATTGATGCTAGAGACATTGCTCCAACTGCGAGGGCTTTGCCTAGCTTACCCTCAACCATACTTTCACTTACATTAGCAGCGGTAAGATGTACTGTTGCTTTTTTACCTTTTCTTTGTAATGAACGTGCTATGTTCTTTGCTTGCTGTTCATCAGCAAATACTTTCCATACTTTACCGTCTATAGCAACAGCGTAGTTATTTTTTTCGTGACGTAGTTCAGCATCCATTTCTCTTCTTTTGAAATCTCTTCTTTCTTGATCCATCGCTGCTTGTTCACGGCGTTCATAGTCAAGTGGATTATAAGGTCTTGATTCTTCAAAATTGCTCATGCCACCTGCAATAACGCCTGCACCTTCTGTGGCTGCACGATGCTCAAGACTATCTGCAACACTGTTTAGATAATCAGCAGCTAGTGTGATATATGATTGTTGCCAGCCCATCAAGCCTTCATCTTCGCTACGATCTTTGATCATTTTATAGACGCGCATAGCATCTTTAGCGGCAGCATATAACTCGCTGCGTGCCATTTCTACTTCATGGTCACGACGATCTTTTTCATGTGGAATAAAACTTTTGTCTTTGCCCTTAATTTGACCGGGCATTAGTATAAGGTCTGCTTCAATAATTTCTTCTTCACGTAAACCCTTACTCATTTCGTCTTTGGTTTTACCGTATTTCTTCTTAAATGCTACATCTGATAATTCGTCCATATCAGTGGCGATACGCTTCATGTCACCTTCGTAAAACTTCTTTTTAGTTTTTTTACCCTTGAACATAGAACCTGCACGTTTCTGTGTTCCCCCTAATGGCATTGCAACACTAGCTACTGCTCCTGCTGTTGTACTTTCACTGATTTCGCTAAATTTCATAATATAATTCCGTAATAATATAGTATTTATCTATTAAACGGAATCCTTCTTATAAATGAAAAAGCCCCTTTCGGGGCTCTTTCGTTTCGTCAAAAAAGCTTATTAAGCTTTCTTTGCGTCCTGCGCTTGAACATACATTGGACCGATCGTATCCAATAAATGTTGTTGATTTTCCATGCAGAATACATAGCTACCGCTGTGACGTAATAGTACTCGCTTGTCTACCCAGATACGACCACCGAGATCGCGCCAGTTTTCGCAGAAAGTCCAATCTTCACTATAGTAACGATTTTGACGAACGGCTGTATCAAAGTATGTCTTTAAGTGCTTGTCATACTTAGGATCTAAACCGATATCGTTCTTATATTGCTTGACTGCAGGATGGCTATTCATCTTGAGGAATACTTCTTTCTTCATCAATAAGAATCCTGTTCCTGCCTTGCTGACTTCTTGTAGACCGTCTGGGCCTTCTTCTGCACCTTCAAATCCGTTGACGACCCACTTAATAGGCATAGTCTTCATTGGGTACAGACCACCAATCACATCTACATTTCTGTTTAGTAGAACTAGCAAGTGCCATGGTTCCCAGCCGATGTCAGCATCGACAAAGAACAAGTGTGTAGCTTCTGGCATGTCTAGGAACTTGGCAGTTAGAGTATTACGTGCGCGACTAATTAAACTTTCGTTTACCATAGTCTCCAATGTCCAATCAATACCCAACTGTCTAGCAGTATTAGCCCACTTGATAAAACTCATGAAGGTTGATTCTGTGAGCATACCACCATAACATGGCATTGCTATATGAACTCTAGTAGTCTTTAAAAAATCTACGTTAACTTGAATCTGACTTTGACCTGGTTGAGCAGGTGTATTTTCTTGACTTTGAGCAGCTTGCTGCTCTACGATCTCTTGTACCTTCTCAACAGGTACTGTCTTTTCTTGTGACTTTGATTTGTTCTTTGCCATATAATCCTCTCAAAATGTATGAATATTTACATTCAGAGAAGAGCATCAAATTATTTTTCTGGCAAATAATCAACCGACTCAGATACTTCAGACTTAGGTTTTTTACCCTTCTTTTTCATGTTAATTGCGATTGCAGCTTGCTGGGCAGGGTTAGCAGCTTCTAATTGCTTTTTCGCTTCTTTAAGCAAATTATAGAAGTATTCTTTTTGCTCTTGTGTTGCATTAGGCAATAGAGGTTTAATAGTCTCAATATACTCTTTCAATTTTCTGCTCTTTGGTTTAGGAACATTGAACTTTTGTAGATTATCCTTAGCAATATTCATCATATCTAAGACTTCTTTATCACTTATTGATTTACTCATAGCTTGACGCCATACATCAAACTGTTCTTGTTCTGATTTTGAAGGATCCATTAAAACTTGACGCATGGGGGTGGCACGTGGGCCTTCATGGTAATCCTTTCTTGATGGATCACTACCGGGAGCCTTAGTATCTTGTCTACTCATTACTGTTAAATTATCTAAACCATATGATTTATATGGTTCAACACCGGTACTTTTTGCAGGCTTTAATAAGTATCCAAATGCATCTTTTTGATCTGCACCTACTACCAATGATACATCTTTATAACCGTTGTTAGCTAAATCCATCAACACATCATTCAGCGTAGGTTTATCCGCACTCGGTAATCTAAAAATATTTTTATATTTAGGAAACTTTTTCTGATACATGGAAAGTTTCATGTCGGGCGGGATAGGATCGTCTTTGCCAAAACTGCGAGATACAATAAAGAAAGGTTGTGCGCCGGTATTTTCTGCATGATGAATTACCGCAGATGCCAACGCATCGTGACCAGTATGTCCCATACCGCGACCCCAACCTAATACAGCCTTCTTACCTGCATCTTCACGTAATACGCTTTCCTTAGGACTCCAAGTAGGTTGATCAATGGCTTTTACAAATTGTCCAGGTATGTCATATTTAAATTTACGTCCTGGATGTGCTTGTGCATACCCTTCTGGTTTAGTTTGTTTTATACCACCATGAGATTGCTGGCTAAGTTGATTAATTAGTTCGGTTTTTTGTTTAGTTATAGCTTCTACTGCACCCAATGTTGCTAGCATACCTTGTTTATCACTTAACATGGTTTCGGCTTTCTTAGGACTTAGATTTGCTTTTGCCCAAGCAGGAAAGTCATTAGTCAATCCTGTTGTACGTAAATGTTGATTTAAATATGTATACAATTCGCTTGCAGGTTTGCTTAGACCCGGTTTAGGACTTAAGTAATTATCTATTTTACTTGCGTGTGACTCTATAAACTTCTCAACATTATCAAGCATCTTTGTATTGATTTTTACTGGTTCTTGTACAAATGTAGTACCTTGAACTAGTACGTCAGGTGTGCTTAAATTTTGTGCATCCGGGTATCTACTTTCGTCACTTGATCCAACTGTTGGATAGTATCCAGTAGCAGCTACACCTACTTTAGCTTTAGCTATTTTTTTACCTAAATCACTGTCGGCAGGTATATGAAATTCTGTAATGTTAGGTTGAAAATCATATGTATTGGTTTCTTTGTTTAACACCGGCATAGCACTTTGTCCGTCTGGCTTAGTGCCTGGATAGAATAATAATCCTCCTTCAATAAATCCCTTCTCAGGACTTATCTTTTCAAAGTAAGGCCATAAACTTGCAAATTGTTTTGCAAATTGCATTCTTGCTTTAGGATCACCACTGCCTGTACCCAGTACGAATTTTGCTACGTCTTTAGGAGTTTTAGTAAGTGTAGGAGCGCCTGTCTTTGTTTGTGTTTGACCACGTTTTAAATAAGCCCATGCATTCTTTGGTATCATCATGAAGTTACCTTCTTCATCACGACCCCAATATACTACTGGCATACCGTCCCATTTTAATTCAATGCTGCCACCTTCCGTTGCCATGTCACGCAATCTTTCTACTGCGTGTAATCCACCATGACTACCATGACTTAATACTAAATCTTCAATATGTTGATATTTGCGACCCACATCTGCTGCTTCATTAATTTGTTGCGCAAAATACTTATCCTTGATCATGTTATACTTGTCAGGATACTTTTGTAATGCCTTTAACATTTTTGTAGGATTACCCATGTCATCAGCACTTGCTGTGGGACCAATTATAATCTTAGCAATTTCATCTTTATCATTGGCAACTAATTCTTTTGTTTCACGATCTAGCAATCCCTTATAAGGACTCATCATCAAACTTTTATGATTTGGCAAACTGCTCATATTAGCTAAGTCTGCCCACATTGCATGTAACGTACCACCCTTCATAGTTGGATCAGTATAATCGTGTGTATGTAATGGCTGTGCTGCCTTAGCATTTTCAACTGCCATCAAGTCTACTTGTACGATATCTTCACCTGCACCAGTTGGTATACCTACGTGAATGCTTACGCCAGTACGTGCTGCTTGTAATCCTTTTTCTTTAAAGTAATCTTCTAATGCTTTGCGACTTAGTTTTAATTCTTTGGCAGGAAATGCTTTCATTAATTCTTCGGCATCAATTAATGCGTCAATATCGCTACTAATTTCTTTTTTACCTGCACTACCGATAGGATATAAATTTAATCCTTTAGGTAATAGTTTTTGTAAGTTTTTTACAGCGGTAGCGAAATTAGCCTTATTAATAGGCTTCGCTCCTGCTATCACATTTCCGCCTTCAAGTAATATCATATTACTGCCCTTACTTAGTAACTTACTTTTATAAACTCAACAGTACCGTTACTAAAATCTTCTATCTTAGCTCTTAGATATACAAAGTTGCCATCAATGTTTGTATATGAACTTGCGTTACTTGTGACAGCTTCAAATTCATAAACTTTAAACCATTCAGCATTGGCAGAATTGCTACTTAACGTTGCTTCAATTACAATGTTAGCTGTTACATTAGCCAACTTATAGTTGATAGTTTGTAAATCTTGATTACCTAAATAGTAGGCAGCTGCAGGCTCTGCATTACCCGTCACTGTGTAGACGTTGGCAGTACCGCCACCATTATAGGCAGTCTGTGGCATTAGTATTAGTGTAGTAACTTGACTCATTAGGCTTTCATCGCCTCAACAACGATGCCCTCACCTGCTAATTCTTGAGCTACTTGCTCTAGCGCAGCTAGTGTTTCTACAGTTGCAATATCTGTATTGCCCTTTTCGTTGTCTTTGACAATTTTACTAAACTTGATGACAACGACTTCTTCTACGATTTTAGCCATAAATACTCCATTCTATTAGAGTATTTATCAGTATTACGGTTCTTTGGCTAAAGAATATGTTTTGGCTATCATGCCCGGAAATAGCATGTGCAATACTGTTGACATACCGGGATCGTTGTAGTCAACGTGATAGCTACTATGCATATACATAAATTTACTATATGCATTTCTGCGTATTTTAGCATACTGTAAAAGTCCGGGACTGACTTTGACGTTTGGATATCTTTCTGAAAATTCTAAGACGTTTTGATGAAAATCTTCAGGACAGCGTTTTCCTTTAAAAAACGTTCTAAATTTATGCTTAGGCTCTTTCTTAAAATAGAGAACTTCAGCACTGAGAAGATTTGCTTCTGTAAAAGAAACGTTTGCATCAATGCTTACTAATGTCTCTAATAAAGTAAGGTCATTGCTGAAGAAACTCACAGCATCGCCCTGAATTCTAAACATACATTTGTCTTTACTAACTAGATTTCTCCATGTTAAGAACTGACTGATTTGATCTACACTAACCTCATCCCAGTATTCTCGCCATGAATCATCTAACAAACGTACCCCGTACTTACTTTTATTTGTATCTTTAAGCCTATCCATTCTGTCCACAAAGGTTTGGATATCAGGAGTAAAATATGTGTACGCAGCACCTTTGATATGCAAAAAAGCTTTATATTTAAATTTATTAAAATAAAGCTTGTTACGATTTTCAATTTTCAACTTGTATGATTCCATCTTCGCCCACGACTGCACTATGCTTGTTATAAACAACAAAGTTGATTTCATTGTTTTCCATTTGTGCGGTTACGATAGCATTGCTAATCTTTTCAAACAAAATCTTCTTTGACAGGGGAACACGTACCAACTCATCAATTTTACGTGCTAGAGGACGTGCGCCCATCTTACTGTCGTATCCCTTCTCGGCAAGATATTCTACGACCGGTTCACTCAAATTGAGTGTGATATTGTGTTTATCAAGCAATTGTCTCTTAAGGTCCTCAGTAAACTTAATGACAATTTTCTTAATTGAAAGCACATCAAGTTTCTTAAACTTACATACTTTGTCAAGACGATTTCTAAACTCAGGTTTGAAGAAGTCCTTAAATGCCTTATCATCCTCACCGGTCTTAGTCATATCGCCGAAACCGATAGCGTTACGTTCACCATCAGCACTACCGAGATTACTAGTAAGAATAATCAATGTATTCTTACAACTTACTTCCTTACCGTTACTACCTGTGATGCGACCTTCGTCAAGAATTTGCAAGAAGATATTAAAGATATCTGGGTGCGCCTTCTCAACTTCATCAAACAACATAATAGAGTGCGGATGCTTACTTAGATCACTGATCAGGCGACCACCTTGTACTTGACTATCTCCGAATCCGACATAACCCGGAGGAGGACCAATCAAACTACTGACACTATGCTTTTCGCTGTACTCACTCATGTCGTACTTAAGCAAATGCATATCCAAATTCTTGCTTAACAATTTAGCAAGTTCAGTCTTACCTGTACCAGTTGGACCTAAGAACAAGAAACTTGCAATGGGCTTAGTTTCATTATTGATGCCTGCGAACGAAACATATACACGATCCAATACATCGTTTACTGCTTCATCTTGACCATATAATTTAGACTTAACGTTAGTCTCTAAATTATTAATTCTTTCGTAAGAATTATCGTTGAGTTTATCAGCAGGTACTCCTGTGTACTTTTCAACCTGTTCAAAGATCATGTCCTTAGTAATAATTGCACCTTCATTACCTAATACCTTTTGCTTAGCACATGCGGCATCAAGTAAGTCAATACTCTTATCTGGATTCTTTCTTTCAGGAATATAACGTGTAGCGTTTTCAACTGCCGCACTAATTGCATCCTCGTGGATAGCAACATTGTGGAAGTCATTCAAACGAGCGGACAATCCGCGCAAGATTCTAACTGTAGTATCTTGACTTGGTTCGTCAACTGCTACCTTGAAGAATCTGCGCATCAAAGCACGATCCTTCTCAAAACTCTCATAGAAATCTTCCCAGGTAGTTGAAGCAATAACTTTTAGTGTACCCTTAGTAATTGCAGGCTTGATTAAGTTAGCAAAGTCAACGCTACCATTGCTGCTTGAGCCCGCACTTTTCATTGTATGTGCTTCGTCAATAAACAAAATTGCCTTCTTCTTAGTATTGAGTGCTTCAATAACGTTCTTAACCTTTTCTTCAAAGTCACCGCGATAGCGTGAACCAGCAAGCAATCCACCAACCTCAAGACTAAACAGTTCATACCCATCTAAGAACTTAGGTACTTCACCATTAACAATAGCTAAAGCAATACCTTCTGCGATTGCGGTCTTACCGACGCCCGGATCACCGACCATCAATACGTTGCTCTTGAAACGCTTTGCCAATACGTTGATAATATCATCCATCTCTTGACTTCTACCAATGACAGGCTCAATCTTGTCCTGTCGGGCAAGTAAAGTCAAATTAGTAGTATATTCTTCAAGAATCTCGTCAGCCTGTGTATCTGTAAGTGAAGTGTATTCACTTCCCTTATAATGCTTTTGCCAGTGCGCTAAAAATTCTTGCTTGTTTACACCGTACTTCAACAAGAAATAGTGTGCATGACTATTACCCTCAGCCAAAATACTCATAAACAAATCAATTGTAGTTACTTGTCTGCGCCCAGTAAACAAGACCTGAGTAACACTACGATTCATTACTCGCTCAAGTGCATTAGTTTTCTTAGGGCTTGCATCAGCTTCAATACTGACGATAGATTGTAATCCACCCAAATACGCAGTAACTTCTTGAGCCATTAGATCAACATCTGTGCCGAACGTATTCAAGCACTTTTTAAAAGGTTGAAATGTAATTAAAGCTAAAAGTAAATGCTCTACAGTTACGTAGCTATGATTATATTGCTTAGCAGTGCTAATAGCCTGCTCAATGATGTTTTCAATTTCGGGTGAATGATTCATTTGATTATTTAATTTCCTCTGTTGCGTAAAATAGCATCAACTATCTCAGTGTCTATATTATCAGGAATATAGGGTTTTATCAAGATCAATTGGTCTCCGTAATTACCGGAATTATAAATTGGCATACCTTGCCCGGGTAACCTTAACTGTACGTGAGGCTGCGTTTTGGGTTTAACATTGACCATTACCTTTTTTCCGCTTATAGTTTCAAACTCAAAACTTGTACCTACTATTAAGTCTAACACAGATATAGATTGATTACTATATAAATCGTTATTTTTTCTTTCAAATTTTAAATCAGGCAGTACATTAAATTCAACCATTAATGATACATTATTATCCAATATGTTATCATAACGTATTTGATCGCCCGTTTTGATACCCATTGGGATATTAATATCAATAACTCGCAAACCTTTTTGGGTTTGTATTTTTAATATTTGTTTACTTCCATGATAGGATTCTAATAAGGATGCAGCTACATTAGTTCGCAGCATAGGCTTCCGTCCAGGTCCAGGACGACCGCCATTAAAAATTTGATTAAACAAATCATTTATATCGCCGCTATAATTAAATCCAAAACCTTGCTGAAATTGTTGCTGCGGATTGTCGTAAGCGGCCTTTTTATCAGGATCACTTAAGACCGCGTATGCTTCTTGTATCTGCTGAAATTTAGCAGTATCACCTCCCTTGTCGGGATGATGTTGACTTGCTAGTTTTCTATAGGCTTTTTTAATTTCATCAGGTGTAGAACTTTTAGAAACACCCAATACGGCATAATGGTCCATTATGTATTATAAAATAAAATTAAATTCTTGTCAACCTACAGGAGGTTCTTCTTTTGTTGTAACTTGAAATTTGCCGGCAAACTTTTCTAGACCTGTAAAACCTAATCCAGAAATAACGATCCACATCATGCTATCAAATATTGCTTGAGTGATTTGATAATTTGTGAATAAATCTACGAAAAATCCTACCATACAGCAAATAAATGCTAGCAATGCAATTACTCTTTTTGATGACAATGCGCTGATATCGTCACTATCTGCCAACATGGTTTTAAGATTATGCATGAAGCCCATATTATAATCCTGCTTTGTTTATAAAGCGTCTAATCTCATCGTCAATATTCTCAAAAACGTTTTTATTAGATAAGCCTGCGATATTTCGCATCTCATTCAATTCTTTATCGTTTTCTTTCTGCTCTCTATATTCATGTGGACTTAAAATAATTACTTGTTTTAGTGCATCTTCGTCGGCAGTATGTTCTTCGTCATTTACTTCAATTACATAATCAGTTAATTCTAAATCAGTTAACGTAGATAAATCTGTAAGTATTTCAATTAATCTTTTAGGGACAGTAGTTCTGCGATTCATTTCTAAAAATACTAACCATTTACCTGGCTCTACTTCGCCCTCACTTACACTAGCATCTTGAACAAAGTCATAACCCTTTTCTAACCAATTAGTAAAATCATCGGCAGCCAATTTACTGTTAAGAATAAATGTTATAGTAACGATATCAGCATCTTTACCCATTTTAGCTTTATATTCATCAACTGTAATTTTAGGTTCTATCTGGCCTTTAAGGTCATGATAATCTAAACCTTCTTTTAAAATTTTCATACAGGAGCTGCTCCACCCAATTGTTGATCAGATGCTAATGTGTTATCTTCTGTACCTTCAGCATTTTTATCTTCTTGTTTTAGACCTTCTTTATCCAAATCGCTATCATATGCATCTTCTAGTTCATCAAGGTCAATAGATTGACCGGCAATATCAATACTGCCTTCTTTTATATCATCCATCAGTTCTAATGGAATTTCAATTTTCACAAACCAGACTTCTCTTTCTACAGATTTGGGATAATTTGTTCCCTGCTCAAAATCATCATAATTTTTAACTTGTACTGGAACTTTTAGTTTTGATTTAGCAAAGCTTACTCTACAGCCAACTGCTAGTAAACGTTTGGCTCCTCTGGGATCTGGCATAAGTCTGTATGGCCACATAAATGTACAACTGACGCTATAACGCCCCATATCAGGACCTTGCACTAATTCACCTAATAACCAATTTTTAAAAGCGTATAAATCTTGTGAATCTAATACACGTTCAAAATCTAATAGAATTGACATGGACCCGTCGCTGGTCATAATACCTTTAACCGTACTAACTATACTGACGAAATCTACATCGTTAAAAAAATTGTCTGCTACTTTGTGGGTCATATAGTATTTATCTAGAAACAGATATTACATCAGGAAGATTACTGGGCGACGGTATTATATTTATCACATTCCAGTGTGAAGAATATGAGCATGAAACACTTAAATTAAGGTTTTAAATATTATTAAGACTGTTTAAAGGTCTTATATTACAAAGGAGACATCACTTGGGAAAGAGAAAAACTGGGGCGTTAAGGAAAGAACAGAATAAGAAAAATTACAATAATCATCCAATATATGTAGATGCTTCAAATACAATAGACTTTAACCAAGAACATTATAAACGACAGCGAAAATCAGTAGAACTGCTGCCGCAGTCAGTCAATCAAGAAAAATATATCCTATCACTCATCGACAGAGACTTAGACATCGTAGTTGTATCCGGTCCAGCTGGCACCGGTAAGACGTACTTAGCGATGCTAGCCGCGATCAAGTCCCTCAGAAACGGAGACTGCGATAAGATCATATTGACTAGACCTGCGGTGGCAGTTGACGACGAAAAACATGGTTTTCTACCAGGTGATCTAAACAGTAAAATGGAACCATGGGTAAGACCATTATTTGATGTGTTGCGTGAATATTACAACATGAAAGAATTAATGCATATGCTGGATGAGCAAATTATTGAAATCACTCCACTAGCATTTTGCAGAGGTAGAAATTTCAAGAAAAGTTTTGTCATTCTTGATGAAGCTCAAAACGCTACACCTAGTCAAATAAAAATGCTTATGACTCGTATCGGAGAAGGTAGTAAAATTGTTATTACCGGAGACATAGAACAGACTGATAGAAGAACAGTAGATAACGGATTGTTAGACTTACTTACAAAGTTAAGACAAACTCCAATTAATGCAATAGGAGTTTGTGAGTTTGAAACTAAAGATATTAGAAGGCACAAAATTATTGAAGAAATTCTACGAATTTATCAATAATTACTTTTTGACTGCCTCTTTTTGTGAAATAGGGGCTTCTTTTTCTAACTGAGAGATGAGGCCCGGATAAATCTTTCTGTAATATTCTTTCAATTCGTTGAAAGCCTTATCCAATCTCTTGCCTTCTACTACACACTTATCAATCTTTTGTGTAGCAAAGTCCATAATGATGTTGCTAGTTTGCAAATCAGCCGGTTTGCAACGTTTTGACACAGTTACGTGTTCATCAATCTGCCCGCCTGGCTTACGGTAAAATGTAATTAATAGGTATCTCATGCAGATTATTTACTCTTTATGAAGTGAGTTCAATCAAAGTTGCTGCTAGACTGATTTCAGGAATACCCACTAATGGCAAATTTGCCAAACCATTACGAATGTGAATAATAGCCAAATCTTTCTGTTGATTTGATTTTCCCCATAGATCAAGATTGTCATACATCCACTTGTAAATATCTTCAATTCTAGTAGGGTACAAACTTATATACTCCATAAGTTTTTGTCTACCCTCAAGAATATGTCCAGCTTTAAATAACTCGGTCGCTGCGATTAACAATTCTTCTTCGCTAGTACTATCCTTGTCGGGAGAAACTAGTTTGCCGTCTACGCTGTTAACTTGCAACTGATTCAAGCATTTACGTAAATCAGGATATGTTGCGCGTACATATAAATCAAGTATATCTAAATTAAAATCAATATTTTCAGTTACTAGAACTGTTGCTGCTCTGGCTGTGAATTCAGTCATATCAGTTTTGCTAATATGAAACTCATTACAGCGACTCTTGAGTGCAGGAATGATCTTGTGACGATAGTTACAAGTTAGGATATAGCGTACTGTCTGATGATACGCTTCCATATCATTTCTCAAGGCGGCTTGCGCCGGAGGTGTTAAGTAGTCCGCTTCGTCTAACAGCACTACCTTGAACTTGCCGAATGGCATAGTCTGCACGAAACTATTGATCTTATCTCTGAGCATTTCAATACCGTTTTCACGACTAGCATTGATTTCAAGAATATCAAAATCTTCAATACCAAGTTCATGAATTAAGACTTTGGCAAGAGTAGTCTTACCAGTACCCGGATCACCGCTTAGTAGCAAGTGTGGAATACTTTCTTCTTTTATCCAATGTTGAACCTGTTGTTTTTGCTTTTCATCAACAAAAACATATTCTGCTACAGTTTTAGGTCTGTATGCTTCAACCCAGAGTTTATTTTTCATACGAGCAGTTTATAAGAAATGTTGTATAATGTCAACAGTTTAGATTTCCTTATCGCTAAGTGTGGCATCGTTAACTGGCTCATCACTTACGAGTAAAATATCTTTTGGATCAACCTTACGAATGGTCTGCTCACCATTTTCATCTTCAATCTTAATACCTCGAGTCCAACGACCATGACTAATACAGATGTATTGACCTACATTGACGCCCTTGGCTTCTGGACCTACAGCATATACCCTACCCCAACGCGGTCTGATACCTGCACTCTTAGTATCGTCATTACGTAGTATAATACCACCGGCGCTGATACGCTCACTAAATTCCATTTCAGATACGATAATGGTATCGCCCAATGCTTTAAGCTTGCCTACTTTGTAAGGGTTAATATTAGCCATAATTACTTTTTATTTTCCT